GAGGAAGCCGCGGGAAATGAAGGACGACTGTTCAATAGGAAGGTCGCAAGGGGGCTGAGTCTTGTCTTCAGGGGAAGTAGCCGTGAGGCCAATATCAAGAAGACGAGAGGTGAACTTGCCCTTGTCCATATTCTGCAGTTGCTTTGACGTGTAGTCATCGCCGTAATGCATAGGATGGGAAGCGAGGTAAATCTCGAATGCCTCGGTCGGGGTACAGCCACGCGCAAAACGTATGGCCTCCACGATGGCGAGGCGAGACAAGAGATCATCGACAATGCTGGTATTCCAAAGTCCAGAAGTCACAAAAAGTTCGAAGCGGAAACGAGTCCCACTGAGCTCCACATACACGTGTCGCATGTGCCGAAACAATGCACAGGCAGCGCGATAATGGGGAAGCTCAATGATACCCTTGTCCAACAAACCCTTGTAGTACATGTGTTGATGGTCAATGAACGTCATCGCAAGACAACGACCGATGGATTGGTCGAATTTCTTGTAATCGATGCCGAACGTGCCATTGCGGAAAGCAGCATGAAGCTGCACCCACTCGGCCGAGGCTGGGACAATTCCCACACCTAAGCCTGTACCCACAGGGTCACTCATGGACAACGCTTGTTGGTGCCAGAGAAACATGCGATGCAGCAGGTAGATGATCAACGCTACACCGAATATTCCCCTGGGATCCTTACCCTCGGGGAGAGTTTCGTTCAGTTTGGGGCCGAGCTGATAGATGTAGTCTTCTACGTGTAAGCATTTTTCCACATCCACGCCGGCCATCAAAGCTTCACAAACCGAAGCGAAACGCTCCATGAGCTGTGGCATGACATACTGCCCGGACGAATCCTGGTAGATGTACGCCGACTTCTTCTTCTTTGGAAACTTGTGGATACTACCCGTGGACCTAGTCAGATCCATGGGAGATAGCCACTGGTTGCCGCGGATCAGCTCCTGAAAGGTGAGGGGTGGGGCCTTCTTGAACATTTTAGCAGTCAATTTGACGAGGTGGTCTGCCGACAAGCGGGCTATCTCGGGAAAGTGCTCAATGTTCGGTAGGTCCCGGAGTTGAAAGTTGACGATTCGGAATATGTGGTCGAGCATAGGATGAGACACGGTGCGCGTCTCAGCATCTGTCTTCCACCCACAACGAACCGGCAGGTGAGTCGGGACGCCAGAAATGTCCGAAGCCTCCACGAAATCGCGAGGGGCTGGGAGGTACAACTGGCGTCCTGACGGAAGTGACAAGTCGGAGGGATCCGAACTCAGGATCATGTGCGGAGGCACAAGCTCATGAATTAGGTCCACCGGATTTGGCAAAGTGATTTGCCC